TGGATACACCCGAAGGAAGGGCGCAAATAAGAAGAGACGCTGCAGCTTCAAGACCTGGACGATTTAGATTAGATAGCCAAGGTAGATTACAAAGACCAGGCGGTGGAGGATTTGCAAGCGATGCAGAAGCTTTAGATGCTCTTCAAAAAAGCTTGGATCCAAAATATTCTAAAGTTTTTGGAAGATTAATAAAGCTATTTTCACTTATAAAAATAGCTTTTGCGGTATATCTTGCTTATGAAATATATTCTATACTATCCGACACAAGTCTAAGCGACGATGAAAAAATGCAAAGAATGGCTCCGATACTAGGTTCATTACTTGGAGGTCTTGGAGGAGCAGCAATTGGTGCAGCTATAGGATCTATTCCGCCTGGAACTGGTTGGGGAACTCTACTTTTAGGTATCGCCGGTGGTATTGCAGGTTCGCTTGCAGGTGAACAATTAGGCTATTATGTTGCAAAGTGGGCTTTTTCTGAAGAACCAACAGAAGAAGAAAGAAGAGCTATACGAGCCCTTGAAGAACAAACTTATGCCCGTACAAACGAATTTGCTGGTTACACAGATCCTTTATCTTTTGACGTTACACCCGCACCTTCTTCAACACCAACGCGAGTGGGGCCTCAAAGCGTTAGACCTAGACCAACAAGTCAAGGTGGCAGAAATAATTCGCAAGATCTTTGGGATAGAGAATACTCAGCAACTCATAACGCTGACGGAACTCCAAGAGGCGGAAGAGGCGCTGTTGTAGAAAGACCCGGCGAAAGAGCAGCTTATCAGGCTATGGTAGACTCGTTAGTAGAATCTGAAAATGCAGCCCAAAGAAGAATAGACGAAGTTTCTCGAGCAGGATCTTCTGCCCCAGTAGTAGTCATTAATGCTCCAACAACAGTATCTCCAGTTGTAAATAACGTATCCGGTGGTAAGAGCGTTAATCAGGTATCTATTAGAGGTGGTAGTGGAAGTGGTGGAGGATTATTTGGTTCATCTAATCCATACGGACTTCCACTCATGGCGAATTAAAAAAGGGACCTTTCGGTCCCTTTAATTTATTTCTTTTTACCGTTTATGAAATCTAACTCTTCTTCAGTGTAAGGCCACATTATTTGCCGCCTTTTTTCTTTTCAGCAAGATAACGAAGATATGTGTGATCTGGATCTAACATTTATTAGTCCTTCTTACTTACGAAAGAATACATCTCTTGAGCTTTTTTCATAAGCTCGTCCATAGAATAAAGCTTGTACGATTCTTGTAGTTCTTCTGCGGTTTTCTTACCTTGTTCCATCATCTTTTCAGCGAACATAAGGTTCATCTGATATTGCTGGTCCATATAATCTTTTGCGAGCTGAAGAATTTCTGCACGGATCTCGAATGGGTTCTTATTGCTCATTATTTTGAACCCTTCGCCATTTTATCAAATGAATATTTCATCATGCATTCGGTGTTATCGAGCAGCATATTAGCAAACTGTGTTTGCGCTTCAATATACTTGTGAGCCATTTCGTTGAGCTCAGGATCTTTGATAACAGTATTAGTGAAAGTCTTCTTAGCTTGTTGGAAATAGTTTACTATCATTTTCATTGTAGTTCTCCTGTGTTGTGTGTATAATGGGTTGCAAATATTCATGCTACACCCTTGAGTTGATCCGCCATATCATGATTTACATTTGCATGTCCTTGTTCATCTGAACGGACTGCAATCACTACATCTCTTAAAGTGGCGTCTTCTTTGAGATTGTAATAATCTCTTGCTATTTTCGGTGCTGAGATATTAGGTGTATTACCAGCATCAATCTCTTCTAAATAGTGAGTATAACTTACTACTGCCTGATCTTCAAAGTATCCTACCATGCGATGAGCAATTGTAGGAAAGAAAACATAAAGAATAAAATAGAAATGCCAGAAAACAAATTGAGCAAAAAGAACTAAGGCTCTTTCAAACCAGTTGGGTTTTGCAATCTCGACAAAAATCATGAGATGCATACGTTCGTTTTCAGCTTCTTCTAACAGAGTTTTAATCCAGCCACGATCATCCGGCTGCATTTTACGTAGACTGCGTAGATGGTTCCACATACCAGCAACCATGCCAGGAACACCTGCTACGGTTTCCAAAACCACAGCTCTATGTCCATAACGTTTTGCGAAAAAAGTATCAGCGAACCAACGAAAAGTCATCGTTAAGAAATAAGCGATTCTATCGCTAAAATCTTGTGGCTTTCTCATTGACATAGATCTTCATAATGAGTAGTATATACTCTATGACCGCTCATGTCTTTTGATGGAATAGTTTTAAATAGACTAAAAATATACTTCATAATGATTCTCCGTGTGTGTGGTGAGGAGGGATTGCTCCCTCCTCTTTCGTATTTATTCAGTAAGTAGTCCTAATTCTTCTTTCGAATGAGTATTGTGCCCAATAAGAATCTTACGAGGCTTTTTATCTTCTGGAATAATATTTTCTAGATTGATAGTGAGAATGCCGTCAGCAAGATCTGCGCCTTTTACAACAATAGTATCTGCTAGTGTAAAGGCACGGCGGAATGCTCGAGCAGAGATTCCTTTGTGAAGATAGTTCTTAGCTTCTTCTACTTCTTTTTTACCTTCGATGTGAAGAACTCCATCTTTAAGTTCAATATCTAGTTCGTTGATTCTAAATCCTGCAATTGCAAGTTGCAATTCATACTTATGATCTTCGATCTTTACGATATTGTATGGAGGGTAGTTGTTTGTTTGACCGGGTGTAGCTGATGCTAGCTTATCGAACATTTTATCAAAACCGATAAAAAGTGGGTCAGGGAACACAGTTGTGTTAATTCTACGTGTATTACTTTCCATTTGCTATCTCCTTTATTAAGCAAGATGATTTATTAGTAGGTCCTTAAAGGCACCTACACTTTTATTTATAATACTTTTTTAAATATCACTTAGAATATGGTTTAAAATCTTTTCCACTCGCAACAAAACACGCTGTGTCTTCATCTACGAGATTTACGAGAGTCCAGGAACCAGTGGTCTGATTTACTGAAAATACAAATTCAGACCACATGGAACCTACAAGAATATGATTTTGAAATATTTTTCCGCTAAAAAGAATTTCTTCGTCATAAGTTGCAACTGCTTGCTGAATAGCAGAGTGCGATGAACAGTATTGCTCTGCTGTAAAAATAACATCCTGTGCAGATGCAGTCTTAGTAGACAAAAGCAATCCTAAAGCTATTTTCTTAATCACTTTATTTCCTTCACATGGGTTTCATAATATATGCTATCAAATCACCAGCAGAAATTGTTACTAGGCTTTCAGACATGTTTTGCAAAACAAGTTCTACTTTTCCAGAAGTGTTAATAGGCTGAGGCCCGCCGGCTAAAACCAAAGCGTGCTTAAAAGTTGCTTCTGGATGGGAATAGGCAATAGCAATTAAATCTGTTAATTCTAATGCTGCGTCTGTAGGAATAACTACTCGGATCATTGGAGGCAACTGAAACGAATCTTTATTACCTCCAATGCCTTTTACGAGTATAGGCATTTCTTTATTCCAAGCATTATAAGATTTCAAACGTTCTCCATGTTGAATAGAGACTTTCACTTCAATCATTATTTTTTTCCTATATTATACTTTGCTTCAAGAGTCCAATTAGTTTTTTCTTTATGGGATAAAATCTTAATTTGATTGAGAGGAGCAACAGGATCCTGTGCGTCTTCTGTATTAACAACCTTGATTAAGTCCCACTCTTCGAGAAGATTTACGATTGTATTTCTTCTTCCTTTGTCTTCGTCGGTAAATGTATCTTTCTTACCGTCGAGAATGAACAACTCTTTAAAATGTAAAATTGAATATCTACCTTGCTTGTGTAAAATGTGGCAAGTTTGATATAGCTTCTTTTCTTTACGAGAAGATATTCCAATACGAGTTAGTGTTTCTTTTATTTTAAGAAAACTATCTGGTGAAGGAAGAGAGATTTCGATACCAACCCCTTTAAAAATATTTTCAGTTTGCATAATCACAGCACCTTTTCTTATTGTTTTTATAATGCTGATGTTCACCATGACCATCGTAATATTTATTATTTCGATGGTCCCCCAGTCGTGAACCTTTCATGGATTGATTTTAGATCGTCTTCCGACAGAGCTTTGAGATACATCTTAGCTACTGTACGATTACATTGATACGTTTGTTGAATGGCATCAAGGTCTTCACTCTTCTCAGCTTTAGACCACTTTGAAAAGCGTTTACGTTTACGAAGAGCACCGAGATAATAACGGAACTGTGCGTCATTAAATAGATGAGCTCGCATGTTCATCTCATTCGCGTGTAGAATAGTATCCTCGAAATTTGAGAAGCCACGATTAATGATATAAGCATTATATTGCTTTTCAGTAAATTCTGGGTTCTCATTATCACGAATAAGATCTTTTTTATCGAACGACACTGCGTTCATAAAATCAAAAGGACTGATATCACTCATTGGGTTCTCCAAAAACTCTCTTATATTCTCGAGCTGCTCTTTCCATTTCATATTGAGATGGATAATGACGAAGACATCTGCTTGCCCATTCTCTTACATACGCAGGAACACGAGGAGTTTCCTTAGGATCAATAAGAGCCTTCAGAAATGTTTCTGTTTGTTGAACAGACCTAGCTCTTTCATCAGGTAAGGTCATTGCGAGCTTCTTCAATTTCTTTTAGCAGTTTATCAAAGTCAAGAGCACATGGTTCACAAGATTTTACAGTGTGAGCTCCATCTGCTGTATCTATAGTTATAGTATATACGGTCTTCTTGTCAACTGGTTTTTCACAGAAAATACAAGTTTCTGTGTTTTTATGCACTAGTTTTTTAAACCACTCGCTCATTACCAAAAACCCAAAGTTCTACCATTACCCGCGATAATAATAAAGCAGGTAACAACGTGCAGTACAATCCAAAATGTTCTGAACGCTAGAGCACGTTTAACATCTGTTTGTGTAATAGGCAAGAATTCTGGTTTATCTTCATCGGTGATACCAATTGGCATCCCAACTGTTCTAGCCCACATTTTTAAGAAACGTCTTTGCCCACTCACTTGTATTCTGCCTCGATCATCACCTCAGTCAAGAAGGCAACCATGTTGACTTCAAGATCAGCGACAAAGTTTGCTTTGTACATATAATCAGCAAGTGTTACGACGAACCCAGGAAGACTCTTGAGTTGAACTTTATCAGTTGACATGTCATAGATACGGCGGAACATCTCGTTCATATCCTGATCGGAATTCTTACCTACCCATTTGCGCATCTCAGTAAAGTTCTTCTCCTTAAGCAACTTAAAGAGCTCATCCATAGACTCTTGCTTAAGATTAATAAAAATGCCCTCATCAATCTTACCAGACCCCGCATAAGTTTGCAACTCAGTCAGTACGCGACGGAAGTCC